CTTCTTCTGGTCTGCCTCTAAGGTCTTTAGCTATACGCTCATAACCACCAAAAGGGTTCTCATCTGAGTGCAGGTACACCACTGAGGCATCCCTAGATGGGCTGTACTGCTTAATAGGGACTTCCTTGTCTATAAGTACACCAGTACGAGTCTTAAGCGTTTCTACGTCCTTTAAGTACTCTGCCACAAAGGGAGTATAACCATCAATAGGAGTAAAGCCTATGCCCATCTTAGCGTCCCTAGTAGCCAATCGGAACCTAAGGGTATTTACCAATGAAGCATCACCGAGGTACTCATCCAGCCACGCACCTACATTTAACCCCTTAGGATCAGGGAAACCGAACTCAAAGCCTTCTAAGATAGTCTGGTTGTTACTGTACTGGGTGTACGTCTTGAAGTCTACACGGGTGCGGGTATCAGGGAAGATAAAGCTCTTAGCCGTGAACCCGTTCTGCATACTGTAGTTAATGTACCCCTCGATGCTCTTAGTCTTCTTCTTGAACTCCTTAGGCATCATCTCCCATATAGCTGCTTGCTGCACCTTAATGGAAGTATCCTCGTTCTGAGAAAAGCATACTAAGTGACCATCATTGCTTTCAGTCACTGCTTCCATTACGATCTTAGCAAATCCTGTAGTCTTTCCTGATCTGTTACCACCAAGAACCAAGCACTCGTTGTAATCTTGCAACCCCTCCTTGATTCGTTCCCATCCAGGTAGGTTGAACCCATGACGAATAGGATCGTCCTCAGATGCCTTAATCCTGCTCTCATGAGCCTTGTGTAGCTCTTTAAGAAGATTAAGGTCGTTCTCGTACAGCCAGACAATTTCCTCTGCTGTAGGAGGAGTCAGAAGGGGATGTTCAGTAAACTTAATTATTTGTCCAGTCTATTTTCTCTAGCTCCTGCATGGACTTCTTAGCAACTAAGGCTAATAAGATAGCTAGGTTTTCTTGGAAGTGCTCGTCATCCATTTTGTTGAAGACATCGTACTCGAAGCCATCCTCTGTAACAGTAGCAACTAAAACAGATTGCCAACCTGGAGTAATAGTGTCTAAGCACTTATGAACTAAATCAGGGTTATTATTCATTAAATAATTCTTGTTATGTCGTGCTTAATGGGATCACCTTTAAAGGGCTTCCTTTCAATGGTGGAGGAAGTGGGATTTGCACCCACGTCCGAAGGCATCTCTGCTTTCGTCGAATCTGAGTTTCCCCCTCTAAATCTACTTTCGTACTCCTGCACATCCGTGTAAAAGGGTTCCTTAGGACGGAATATTGTATTGTACCCTTCGTAAAACTTGTCCCAGTTAGACACCCTATTTCTATCGCCTTTACCGTTCATCGTCTAAATCTATTACCTGTGCTTCCTTCATTTTGTTCTTAGCCTTTTCCATTAGCTCCCTGTAGTCCTCATCAGTGTAAACCTTCTCCTCACGGTTAATACTCGTAGCTTCACCCCTAGCCAATAAAGCTTCCCTAGCTGAGTTAGCCTTAGCTATACTAATATCCTTGATGTCCTTAAACGTAGGCTTGATCTCACCTGACTCCATGTCCTCACGTACCTTCTGAACCATATCTTCCTCTAAGGAACTAATATGCAAATAAGAATAAGATGCTAGTTGACCACCTAGTTCTCTCCACTTACCTAAGTGGTCAGCGTAAGTAGCTAGTACCCTAACAATAGTATTCCTCTTAAACCCGTACTTACGTACTAACTGAGTCTGAGTCTTACCACTAGCACTAAGAAACAGTATCTTAGCTGCCTTCTCAGGATCGTATCTTTCTAATGCCTTAACACCATCAAGCTCAGAACTCTTAACGAACTCTTTGATCTTTTCATCTATGTCAGATAAAAGCTTTTCCTTGATTAATTCTTGCTGCACATTATTCTTATTGCACATTATTATAATTATGTCAAGCAATAAGTACAGTAAAACCCCTTGAGTGCAACAATTTTTAAAGGGGTAGTTTATGATAATACACGTGCGACGCGAATCGCTAGATAACCCCCTCCCCCCAGTCGGATTATAGCATACCGCTTGAGACTTGTCAAGCGATTTTTTCAACTTTTTTTTCCTGGAATCGCAAATATCAGATTCTCGCTATTGAGTCAATCTTTATTTCAACCTTTGCGAATATATTCTACTCTCTTTTACTGGTACCCTTTGAATGTCCTTTTTAGGCTCTCAGATGCTCCTTAAATCCATTTTGCCCCTCTAATGGTATCCTAGTATCTAAAAGTCTTGAAAACGATTTGCAACCACTGGTTGAGTAAATTCAACCTACTTTTTATTGACTTCTCATTTTTCAAGTTTACCCTCGCGCGCGCACGTGCACATGATTCCAGGAATAAAAAACAATTTTCGTTTTTTTTCGAAATCGCTTGACTCTGCTTTTTCACTCCCTCTTAGTGGTTTTGTCTTAAGCGGATATGCCCTTGCAAAGGGGAGTGTCACTTGAAGCGAATCGCAAGGGCGGGCTTCTAAACTTGAGGCGGGTCTTAGCCTTCGAAATAGCGTTAAGATACCGCGAAAGCGGAGCTTGTGGATTGACTGGAAATCCTCGAAAGAGTCGGGAGAGATATTTCCCGATAACGGGCCTAACTCAAAAGGGGAATTGCTTCGTGCTTTTATTGTGACAAGTCTGACAAGCTGAACTTACAAGGGAGTGTTTAGGATTGGCTTTAATAGAGTTATTAAAGCGAATTCTCTCAATACTGAATCCGAAAACGAAAGGCGGATAAGTTGCGAGCGGTTTACATTTACAGTGTTTACTTTTTAGCATTAAGAGCAACCGAGCAGAGTGTATTTGCTTTGCTTAGGTTGCTCCTCTATGCTTAAAATTAGTTAAGCAGTAACGAAAGGAAAACGATGAATAAAGAAATTCGAGTTGCATCTAGAAAGATGAAATTCAGAATATTAGAACTCCTTCGGGAAACCGAAGGTTTTTCAAGTGAACCCATTCTAGGCGGGCCGTTTGGAGACAACTGGGTTGGGGAGAATTACTTAGTGAACGGAGTGGTTCTTGCCACTCAATCAACGGATAAGACTCTTAGGTTAATCGTATCTCCAAAGGGATACGTACTGTAAATAACAACGAAAGGAAAACAAATGTTAGTAGTACCAGCATATGGTAGAGATTACAAATCAGCCAAATCAGCCAAAGCTGATTGGAAAGCGGGAAAGGATTTCATAATCAATGATTTCTTTTCACCTTACGATGGAAAGCCTTGTTCGATAAGGGACACGAAAGATCAAGTAATGATTCGTTACGACAGGCTTAGAAAGGTAACGCAAGCATGATCGAAGTAAGCGAAAGAGGCTTTCGATTAGCCTTTGAAAATGGTTACGGGATAAGCGTAATCAAACACGAAAGAGCGTATTGCAGTGAAAACACAGCAGAAATTGCAATATTGAAAGGAGAAAACTTGACTGATCCCTCAGTAATCAACGAAGAATGGGGCGATCAAGTCAAAGGATGGGTAACGGCAGATGAAATTGCTAGTTACATCGCCAAGGTAAAAAGCATAGAAAGGTAACTATGGAAATAGACAAAAATAGACGCAAGATTCTTGCGCTTCATGACATGACGGATGACTTCGAAGCACGACTAAGCAGTTTCGTATCGGAAGAATTAACTATTCTTCGAGGGCATATTGGAGAGCTTCAAAAAACAATTGAAAGCTTCCAAGATATGGAAGACAAGGTAACCCTAGCAATTCTCAATCGAGAAGGTAATGTTGAATCAAGCAGAGACGTAAAAATAGTAGAGAAGTAAATATGAAAGAAAAGATAAGTCCAGTCGAGGCGGCTAAAGCCTTCTTCGATGCAAAGGAGTACAGCGGAAACACAGACGTTCTGTTTATGTCTTCGTTGAGATACGGTAAAAGAATAAAAGAGAGATTAGAGCAACTTGAATTATGTATAAGAGAGACCAAAAAGAAATAGAGCAACACGCTCTAGCTAGTCCCGCTGGACTAGTTGACGTGATCGAATTCACGCTGTGTTCAATCCAAGCTGGACTTAGCACGATCAAGCTTCAACGCAAGGACATTGCGAAGGTAGGATTCCCTTCGAGATTCCTTTGGGGAAAGAAGCGAGAGGGATTGCAGTACGCAATGAAGCACAGAGAGAGACTCTGGAGTAAGCTCGTAGCATTGCGAGAGACTTCATACGATGAAGTAGAAACGGTCTGTGATGCTGTAGATCTATTGGAGACAGTGCCAAATCTAGGGCTAGCAAAAGCGTCATTCGTGGCACAGATGCTAGGGTTCAATGTGGCGTGTCTTGACAGCCACAATCTTAAGAGGGCAGGAAAGACATCAGCCTTCACCAGCTTACCTAAGACCCTGAAACCTAAGACTAGGCGTAAGAAGATCGTGCGATACGTAAGCTTCTGCCAAGAGAGGGGTAGCGAGTACTGGTGGGATACGTGGTGTGAGTACGTAGCTGGCAACAAAGCTAACAGAGATTTAGATACTGGTGACTTGGTGTCACGGTATCACGTTCAAGCAGTAAAAATGTAGAGAGGAAATGGAAATGCAATACACAATCGAAGAGAGAGACGATGGCGAGGTCGCCGTTTACGAAATTGGAAAATACCCTAACAGCTCAGTGCTTTCGGGACAAGACCGC